GTAGATTCAATGTTTACCATAAATGATATGGCTTATATGACAATATTATATCCTAAAACTATTAATATAAATAATTCAACTAATCTTATATCACAAAATCTAACGTTATGGGAACTATCATGTAACCATTTTGATTATATTTCAACAGATGTTTGATCTAATTTATATTGGAAATTGTTATTTAAAAATATATTTTTAAATTCGGAGGAATATTAAAAATGCCACTAAATATAATTTCATTAGCTATTTCGCCATATGTATCTAGAACAGCTAAAGCTATACAGTTTTATAAGAATAATAAAGATAAAAATTCAGATAAAGGTCTAATGTTGTGTATAGCTGAAGGACCTACAAATGGATGGACAATAATTGATGGTATAGAAAATGTACCATTACCAACATTAGATACAAAACAACTTTTAAATCCTATAGGATTTAAACGATTCAAAAATATGTATTTCGTTGTACCTAACAATTCTGGGAATATATTTGTTGCTGGAATTGCATGGTCAAGAATTTTTGCTGGATCAGAAGAGACTTTATATGATAGTGCTTTTGCTAATAATGCTAGATGGTTATATATTGAAGCTGAATTAGAACCAACAGAATTTGTTGGTGAAACTTATAGACAAGTAGGGTTATATTCAGATTTAAAAATTAATACTTCAGTTGTAACAGATTATGCTACACGTGAAAGATTTTTACCATCTGAAATTGTTAGGACTGGAAGTGCATCCAATTATATTTATGATGGTATACTTGAAGTGTATCAAAATAAACCTGCAACTAAAAGACCTGTAGAATTAAAAGAAACATTTTCATGGGTCTTAGAATTTTAATTATTAAAGAGGGATATTAATGGCTGAAATAAAAGAGAATTTAAATATTGCTCCATATTATGATACAACAAATGAAGAATTAGATAAAGGTTATATTAGATATTTAGCTGTAGAAGGGCAAGTTTTACAGAATCGCGAATTAAATGTTGCTCAGGGTTTAATATATGGTAATATTCGTAAAGTAACAAATTTGATAATAAAAGATGGTTCGATAGTTTCAGGGTGCAATTTTATTAACGATACGTATAATAAAGTTTGTAAATTGCAACCTGGAGAAATATATGTAAATGGTGTTATAGTTAAAATACCTGAAACTGAATGGCCATATGAAGTTGTTCCTATGGGTTTAGCATATTTATGTGTAGAAATTCAACAGAAAATATATACTGAAATGGATGATCCATCTTTATATGACCCCGCAGAAAATTTTGAGAATCAAGGTAATGCTGGTGGTCATCGTTTAAAGTTAGAGGCCGTTCCATTAATATTATCTGCAGTTGATTTTATTACTGAAACCGCTAAAAATAATAATATTATTGATATAATTAAATTAGTTGATCGTAATATTATTGGTACAATTAAACCAAAACCTGTTTTTGGAAAATTAAATGATTATTTAGCTCAAAGAACATATGATACTACTGGTGATTTTATTGCTAATGGTTTAAACATTTATACTGAAAAAAATAAAAGCGACTCATTAAATGTATATAATATTAGGGTAACTAAAGGTAGAGTATATATAAAAGGATATGATTATACATATGAACAAGATACTATATTAACTACTAAAGGTGCTATAGATACTACATCTACAGCAAATACCGCTCCTGAAATTAAAACTTATATAAACAATTCAACCAAATATTATTTAAATAATCGTAATGTAAAAACTGTACATGAAATTTATGGAAAAGTAGAAAAAACAAATGTTCAAATGAACTATACCGGATCCAATGATCCAATTCCATCCATATATACGCCGGTAGTATCTATATCAAATGTACATGATAATACAATGACGTATATTGAGAATACACATTATACTATAATCAATAATAAAATACATTGGATCAGCCCAATACATCCAAATGGTACATATTATTTGGATATTAAGTACGCATATAGATTTATTTTAGGTGTAGACTATACTATATCAGTTGATTCAAAAGGGTATTATATTACCTTTATAAATTCAGACAAATTGCCAGTCATAAATTCTGATTTTACTATTGAATATGAATGGTATTTAAATAGAATTGATTTAGTTTACATAAAAGAGGATGGAAGTATAGTTGTAAAAAATGGTATACCAGATGAAATTGATAATATTAAAACACCAGATTTACCGTTAGGTTGTTTACCATTAGCTACAATTGAAGTACTTCCTAATATAAATCCTGAAAACTATAGAATTAATAGTTATAATATATATCGAATACCAACAGTAACATTACAGGATATGAAAAAGCGATTGGAAAATGTTGAATATAATATTGCAATGACTAAACTTGAAACACAGGCGGAAAATAAACATTTAGAAAGAGAAGATTCAAATACGCTTAGAAATATATTTGTAGATGGTTTTATTAGTTATGATAGAGCGGATTTAAATCATCCATTATTTAATTGTACTATAGATTTGTTTGAAGAAAAATGTACTTTACCACTTATTATTGAGTCATTAGGTGGTAAAGATGAAATTGTTGTTACAAATTCTGATAAGTCTAATATCCCTTCACATGGAATATTAACTTTACCCTATAGATCAATTGAAGTGGATTGGCAAAGATATGCTACACACTGGATTGATGTTGCTCCATTTTATTATAAAGGTTTAATTCCAAGAATAAAATGTGATCCTAAAAATTCAACTAAATTTTATGATACAGATTTAACAAAAATTATATGGTTACCAAATAGAGTAATATATTCTTCTAGAACTGTTAATAACTGGAATTCTACAATTCCGACCGGTCCAAATAGATCAATAATAGGAAGAACTTCTTCAAGTTCTGTTTCAAGAACTTCTATTATTACTACTACATCTACAACTGTTAGAAGTTCTGATATTATTGGTGAAGAAGTAGTATCTTCTAAAAAGGAGCAAATTAATACAATCCCAGTACCATATATTGATCCAGAATTAGTTATTACAGTTGAAGGTAAAGATTTTGAACCAAATAGAACTGTTAGAATAAAATTAGAAGATAAACTGATATTTGCTACTGTAGATGAAAATTCATCTGCCACAATGTCCACAAAATATCCTGGATGTATAGTTACTGATAATGATGGAAATTTTATCGCTAAATTTACAGTACCCCCCGAAACACCTGTTGGAACAAAAACCGTTTTTGTAGAAACTATTTTAGAAACTAATGAGGATGAAGCATATTATAAAAGTGCTACAGATACTTTTACTGCAGATAGTTATATTCGACATTGGTTAACTAGTGTTTATATGAGAAAAATTGAACATATAGAAGATGTTACATATATTCAAAGAAGGGTTGATATCAGTAGAAACAGTAGAAACAGTAGAAGTGGTGGTGATGGCGCTGGACATACTAGAAATGATCGTAGTAGAGATCCTATTGCTCAATCATTTTCATTTGATGAAGATACATTTATTACTGGAATAGATCTATTTTTCAGAAGTACTATAAATGATCCTAATTTAAATGTATGGTTCAATATACGTGAAATGGTTAATGGTTATCCAGTTGGACCAATAATATATTATAAAGAATTAGATAATGACAATATTAAACATCATACATCATTAGATGCTTCTATACCTTTTCATATAGATTTTGAATATCCAATATATTGTGAAAGCAATAAAGAATATGCATTTACTGTAGGCGCAAATAAAAATGGGTGTTATTTATGGTATGCTAAAATGGGTAATAGGGATGTAACAACTAATACACAAGTCACATTACAACCACATTCTAAAGGAGTAATGTTTGTATCTTCAAACAATAATACATGGACACCTATGCAAGATTCTGATGTTAAGTATGTACTATACAGAGCAGTATTTAAACCTTCTGTTGATTATTTTATTCCAAGTGTTCGTCCAACAGATCCAAATTATACTGGATCGATCGGCAATTTTAGTTTAGCAAATATAACCATACCAAATGTCATATTTGAAAATACTGAACTCAAAACTTATTACGGAATAAATTTTTCTGATCCATATTCGCCTAATAATAAATGGTTGAATTTACCATTAGAAGAAAAAATGGCATTTAGTTTATTAGATGAATATATTGAAAATGGAATGAAAATGAGTATCAAGTTATCTTTATCAACTTCAAATGATAGGGTATCTCCAGTTATTAATGTAAATAAAATTGAAGCATTTTTTGCTAAATATAAAAATTTAGGTAATTATATTCAACAAACAATTAATATTAAATAATTAGTGGGGTATTAAGGATGATATTAAGTAAAAAGATTAGATTATTATGGCAAGAAAAAATGGATCCTGGTTATACGTCAATTATTCCACAAATTAGTTTTGATAGGGGTAAAGACTGGATTAATTTACAAAATTTTGCTGGAGATGCACGTACAAATACTAAAAAATACCTATCATCTAAATTATTGGATAATGGATATAGAGAAGTAGATATTACTTTAGCTTTATGTCCTAAAATTGTTCCTGAAATTAAATCTATAGAAATAACACCTAATCCTAATGGTTTTCCAATCGGTACATGGTATTTTGGTGTGTGTGCACTAACATATGATACCCCTGGTTTTGATGATAATATCACAAATAATTATTTTAGTGGACCAATAAGTAAAATAAAATCAGTTACATTAACTAAACCATCTTCAATTGATTTATATGTTAAATATCCAGAATATACTAAAGGATTGGCTATATATTGGGGACAAATGAATAATGGAACACTTACTCTTAAATTATATCATATTACAAATTTAGTTCAAAAATTAAAAGAATCAGTAGTAACTGCGTCTACTGTTATAAAATTAGCAAATAAATATCCATTTCCAACAAAGGGAACTGTTAAAATTGGTAATGAATATATTGATTATACTAATTGCATTTGGAATACAGATCACTGGGAATTGACTGGAATAACTAGAGGCCGCAGGGATAGTATTATTCAAGATCATATAGTTAATCAAAATGATGATATAGAAGTATATTTAAGTAATTATACTGGTGGAGTTTATGGAGAAATTCCGGCAAGAAATTATTTTAAACCATCAATACCTTCAAATTTAAAATATTATTTAAATTTTGATAGTGGTTCAGTCGTAAATTTAGCCGCTGATAATACATCATCCCAAGCACCTGAAATTATAGGATCTATTGAATATACTTCAGATTTCGCTTTAATGGGTAAGACTTTGAAATTAACAGGTGCTGGTATAATTAAAACCAATATTTCTTTAAATACAATAACTAATACTGGTACAATTCATTTATTACATGCATATGTTGATTCAATTAGTAATTCAAATCCATATATTTTTGGATCTAGTATTGGTTTATGGATGGCTATTGATAAGACAAATCTAAAACCCATTTTAGGATATAATAATATGATAATAATTCCAAGTAATGATCCTAGAACACCGGCACTGAGTAAGTTAGATCTAGATCAAATAATGTTATCGTGGCAGCCTGCATTAAATGATAAAATTAATTTTAAGCTATATATTAATAAAAATTTGGTAGCTGATGTAGACGCAAATATTAAACCCACCACCTTTATACCTGATATATCATATATAG